ACAATGTGAGCCGCCTGAAAGAGTGCGAAACCAGAGAATGAAATAAGGCTGGATTGGTTCCTGAAAAGTACTTCTGCCCACTGCGGGCGACTTAAAAAAATCGTGCCAAGTGCTTGTTAAAGCCGCAGGCCTCGGTTATAGGAGCGCCACTGGTCACGGAGTGTAGCGCAGTCTGGTAGCGCACCACGTTCGGGACGTGGGGGTCGAGTGTTCGAATCACTCCACTCCGACCAGCCGTTAACGCCTTGTCCCGAAAGGCATTTTAGCTTCCTGATATGTAGTGTTTTGACCCTGCGGCGCGGGCTGTCTGACAGAAACTCTGACAGAAACCCCTGGTATCTGTCATTCAGGTCAGAACGACTATGGCCCTCCGAAGAGGGCCATATCAGTCGATGCCGACAACTTTGAATCTCACCAGGGATGGATGACCGCCGACAGGCTGCACGACCGTTCGGCCACCTTACTCGAGCCGCCTGCGCATTACGCAGACCCTACTGGCGACGTGCCGCATGTAGCATGTGCGGCCCGTATGTCGTCACCGAAGCGTTCGGATGCCAGCAGAGTAGGTAGATCGCGCCGGATGTGGCCGCATCAAGATATAGCCGGCGGGGAGTGGTTGGAACGCGTGACAGGTTGACGTGTGGCAATTTATAGAACAAAACACGAACAAAACGGCAATCTGCGAACGCAGACTCAACTGGGGACCGCCGAACAAAGGAATGTCCGGCGCAAGCTCTATATGCTACGTCAGAACTAACCGTCGGAAATTGTAACTCGACTGAGTGCAGCGCGTCCGGTACACAGTCCGCAAGTCCCGGGAATAAAAGGAGATTTCATTTGCTCAATCGTCCAGACGAAGCTCCATCACCATCCCAGGACTTTCTCGATTTCACCGCCGGCCGCAAGTTTGCGACCATCATGGCCGACCCGCCGTGGCAGTTCATGAACCGCACGGGGAAAGTCGCGCCGGAACACAAGCGCCTGAACCGATACGGCACGATGGAATTGGATGCGATCAAGGCGCTTCCCGTCGCGACGGCCTGCGCGCCCACGGCACACCTATATCTTTGGGTTCCGAACGCCCTCCTGCCGGAAGGTATCGAGGTCCTGAAAGCTTGGGGCTTCACGTATAAAGCCAATATCGTCTGGCATAAGCTCCGCAAGGATGGCGGCTCTGACGGTCGCGGCGTAGGCTTCTACTTCCGCAACGTGACGGAGCTGATCCTCTTCGGAACCCGTGGAAAGAACGCTCGGACGCTTCCGCCTGGTCGTTCGCAGGTCAACTACATCGGCACCCGCAAGCGCGAACATTCCCGGAAACCCGACGAGCAGTATCCACTGATCGAGAGCTGCTCACCTGGTCCATATCTCGAGATGTTTGGCCGTGGCGTCCGCCCTGGTTGGACTACATGGGGTAATCAGGCCGACGAGAGCTATGAACCGACCTGGAAGACGTACGGCTTCAACTCAGCAACCGACCGCGTGGCGGCCGAATAAGTCATTCTGTGGCGGCCGCGATGCCTTCTTCGACTAGGGCGGCGGCCTCTCCTTCGATATCTTCGAGACCAAGCCCTTCGTTGAACGTGACGATTGACGAAGGGAGTCCGACAAGTACCAGAGGACAGGGATTGCCGACGCCGCGATGTACACGGTCTTCGAGCTTCGACCAGTGGGTCGTCGCCTGGCCGTACTTGTCGGACACGAATTGACCAGCCCACGCCTCTTCGTAAGTCATTCCGGCGTTGACCCGACGTTCGACTTCGCGGTTCTGGCGAGCGGTCCGGCTCATACCGAATGCGACCACCGCTTCATGGGAGTTCAGGCCTCGCTCGACGGCGAACCGCTGCACCATCGCTTTCAGATGGTCCTGCATCGACGTCCCGCGCGTGATGATCACGCCGACGGAGATGGCGCTATCCGCGTGCAGCCGTTTGAAGTTTTCGAGGTCGCGATCATAAAATGGGTCTTTGTTGTTCCACTCGATCTCGCAGGCGATGACGCCAGCGTCGAAAGTCTTCACGTGGTCGATCTCGTGTGAGATGGCTTCGCGAGCTACGCCGTTGATCCGCTTCTCGACTGTGAAGTTCATCTTGGTCCAGCCTAGCTCGGCCAGTTTCCGGCGCAGTCTCTGCGTCCCTTGGGACTCCCCGCCGCCCGACCCGATGATTTCCTCGATCGGGATCGACAGTCCGCCTACAGCCTCTTCAAGCTCGGCGACCGCATCGGGAAAATCAACGCTCAGGATAGCGCGGGCGTGGGAGTGTATCTCGACTTGGAAGCCGCGTTTTATGAGGCTGTCAAACATATGTGTATCGCTGATTGATTCGTTGGCCGATACTACCACACGCGACCAGGAAGACGATCGACTACGCCGCGACTAGCCACCATATCAACACTGCGATAGGCACGGCGACCGTCAACGCCGCCATTACGTACGCCTGAACGACCGGAGCCTCCCGCTCTCTCTTCTCATCGAGTTCCTTGAGCCTGCTCTCGATGCCGCGGGGGTCGTCGACATGTGTCCTCTTGATCCAGTGTCGCTCGTGGGCGTCACTATCCTGAAGTCCGGTAAGCCACATCTTCACAAGCCACGGTCTCTTCATCACGCTCTCCCTTCCTATGGATAACGCGCAGCGCTTACACGAGCTCCGTTAACTCTTCGATCGCCAAATTGCCCATTGTCGACTTGCCGGATTCCATCGAGCCCGGCACAACACGCATCCGACAACACGGAGGCATGCAGATGGCGAATTTTGGTTCACCGGCCCACAACGCGGCGATGGGTAATCTTCCAGGCATGATGCTCGTAGCCGGTGGCGCGATGTGCCTCGCGCGCGGTGTCTCAGATGCCCTCGATGCGGTCGCCGAAGCTCGCTACCGTCGTCAGTACCACGATGCTCTGGGCGCGGCGTCTGCGCATGCCCGGGAGCTGGAAAACGTCGCCCGGGTCGCCGTGACGCTGATCGCCGAACTCGAGGTCGAAGTCGCGGGCCTGCGCACGGCATGCGCACAACGTCAGGAAGTCATTGAAGCTCTGGTCGGCCGCGCATGAGTATCTCGGACCGGGAGTGGCAATGGATTCGTCGGCAGTATGGGGACCTCGCTTACGAGCATCCGGAGTGCCACCAGCAGTGGCTCAAGTCGATGCCACGGCTCCGTCTCGTGGTCGACAACACGACCAGCAAAAAGCCCGCCTAGTTGGCGGGCTTTGTCGTCAGAAGGATGATTTTCGGGGATAGGGGAATGGCTCCGATTCCGTGGGCTTGAGCATCTTCGCTCGGATTTTCCAGACCATCGCCTCGTGCACGGTCATGCCCTTCGGCATGGGTTCATCGGCCACCGTCGGGAGGCGTTCGCCGAATGACGGGACGCCCTGGATGCCGTGGGGCTTGGCGGCGAGGAATTTGCGCACCTGACCGATGCCCGACGTGTACAGTTTCCGCAGCGCGACGTCGTCCATCTGCAAGAGCGCCGCCCTGACCTCCGGCGTAAGGGTCTTGGGTAGCGACATGGTCGCGCGCGTGTCACGGTGCGCCTTCGCGAATTCTAGGACGCTTTCGATATCGTTGCGATCGAGCCGGTGGGCTTCGGCCTGCGCCGCCTCCCGGGCATCCTTCAGCGTGTTCAGCAGGTCGGCGGTCTGGACGTCGGGTGTGTAAGACGGCGCTCCTCCGCCACCACCGAAGACGGTCCGGAACGGCATCGACAGAAGGTCGTCGAGCCACTTTCCAGCGGTCGGCAATGAGTTGATGAGCTTGCTCGCGGCAGAGGCGAGGAGGGCGGCAATTCTACGTAGCATTTCTAGTCTCCCATTTTGTTCGCAGAATATTGACTCGCATGAATGCAAAATAAAAACCGTCGGCGTATTGTATATTTCTAAGTATACGCACAAAAATAATTCAGGATCGCTAGAAGGGGAGAGAATTAGTGAATTCTGATCATATGAATGCTTATCAGTTTTGCCGAGACATGTACCAGATATTGAGAGGCATCGGCGTCTCGCCGAATTACATCGCCACCTTCGTCAAGCGCTCACCACAGACGCTCAGACGATACATGTCGGAGCCAGGCACAAAGGCTGCGCAGAAGCCGCCGCTGGAAGTAACCGACCGCCTCGTCGCGCTTATCGATATCCTCGAAAGAGGGCATCGTCCGCAGACCAAGGATGAGTTTAGGCTGATGTGCGAGTGGACCGATATCGTCAACCGAGCCGAGGTTCCGAAGTCGATGTTGGCGAATATCGCCGGCGTGAGTGACTACCACCTGGCATGGGTGGGTCGGAGCCATCCGTCGTTCGGTATCCAGCCGACGCTTGACCAGGTTGCTACTGCGATGGCGGTCGAGGCACTGATGCAGGGAGTGGCGGCATGAGCCATGTTGTCGTGTTGAAGAAGTTGCCGGACGGCAGCCTGCGCCGCGCTCGTCCGGCGTTCATGTTTCAGGACCCGAAGTGTGTGACACAGAAGCTACTGTTGCCAGAAGGGTATGTCGTATCCGGATCGCCCGAACATCAGGCGGCATTGGAAGAACTCGAAAGACTGGATCGGGGAGCCTGAGGGCTCCCTTTCTGCATTCAGACACCAAAAAAAAATAGGCCCAGGTGAAAACCCGGGCCTCTTAGTTTGGAAGGTTGTTTCAGCTGACGCGTCTTGGACTGGGGAGACCGAGGACACCGTCTGCTGAGTAGATATTGCGGTCGGCGTGTGCGCCCATCAAGACCGCCGGCGGAAAATGCTCTACTCGACCAGACCGTTGTCCTTGATCCACTTCTGCGCCGTATCGGCTCTCGTCAGGCAGTCCGCGTGCGCAGCCTCCAGACGGTCGTAGTACCGCTTGACGTTGCTCTGCATCTTCCACTCTTCCGTCGGCCTCGGTTTGCGTGCGCAGGGCGTCACAAGCGACTGCGGGGCCTTGGGGCGGACGTATTCGATGCGGACGTCGGGTTTCGTGGCCGCGCATCCGGAGAGGGCGATGGCGGCCACTATTGCGATGATGGATACCTTGATCATCTACCATCTCCCGACATCAGACGCTGGCGTGTCTTCTGCCAAAACGGCGCTGCGGGGGCGTCTTCGGTCGCCGATATCGACGACGTCTCCTCGGAGGCAATCCGGGACTGCTTCTCGTTCTCGATTAGGCCGTTCTGGAGGAATTCGAGCGTGGCTACGGCGACCAGGCGGTCGGCCTCGGCCTTCCGGAAGGCTTCCTCGTTCCTATCTGCGCGTTCGGTCTGGGCGTCGCGCTCGACCGTCAAGGTGGCTACCTGGTCCTTGAGGCTGGTGTAGTGCCAGTACCCCAGGCCGCCGACGGTGATGAAGGAAGCGGCGGCCGCGATCTTGAGACTATCAATCATGCGGCTTCGCTCTCGTCACATTGAACAGGCCCGCCTGAATCATCGTTTTCAGGTCCCACGCTCCCACTCCCATGTACATTCCGCCAAGCGCGAGATGTGCGCCGACGTAGATACCGAAGACTTCCTGGGATGAGGTCGGGTTCAGGAACATCGAGAAGGCAGCCATCGGCTGTAAGAGCAGGATGAGAAGCACGACGAGGCGCTTCGAGAATGTTCGAGTTTTGGCCGTGCCCTGGAGTTTGCGTGTTGTCATTGGGGCTTTTCCGGAACGTGATTTCTGGGGAGTATCCGAGGGCTTCGGCGATCTGGGTAAGACGGGTAAGTCCGTAGAGCGCGCCGTCGCCATCGCGGAAATCGCGTAGGATCGAGGGCCTGCAGGACTTCACGGTTTTCTTGATCACGGCCTCGGCGGAGGGGTGGGATATGAGACGCTGGCGGATCGCTTCCGCAAGGGTCTCTTTCATCTCGTCCATGCTATCGCTGGAATAGGGCGCAGCCTTCGTCGGTCTCCATTCACCCATGTTACGCAGCCTTCCGCAGGAGGTCGGCGTACTCGGGGATCGCGTCGAAGCACGGGCACGCCTTGAGCCATTCCCTCTGCGTGATCTGCCCGTCGCCGTTGAGGTCAGGCGAGAAGTCCCGATGGCCTTTTATGGCCTTGATCGCGGAATAGGTCCTCGCGAGTTCGGCTAGGAGCTTCCGGAGCGCGGCCTTCTGTGCGGGCGTCCTGGTGTCCTTGGGCGTCTTGCCGTCGGTAGCGACACCGCCGATGTAGCTGACGCCGATGGACGTGGCGTTGTGGCCCGCTACGTGCGCACCGGCCTTTTCGACTGGGCGGCCTTTCGAGATACGGCCGTCGGGGTGGATGACGAAGTGATATCCGACGTCGCTCCAGCCGAGCGCTTTGTGCCATCCGCGGATGGTGTCGATGGTGTAGTCTTTCCCTTCCGGGGTTGCGGTGCAGTGCACAGCAACGGTGTCGATCAGGCGCATGCGGGGTACTCAGGCGAATACCCCGATTATTCGTCGACCGGCGGTTTGGAACCAGTCCCGGAAACGCAAAAGCGGCCCGTAGGCCGCTCTCGATCGTGATGGTGGGCGGGTTAAGCCGCTTCTGCTACCCGGTCCTTCAGTTCCTCATGGGCATCGAGGAGCTTCTGGTGGACGATTTCGCTGATATCGCCCAGCATGCCGCGCTGTGCATCCTGGCTGGCTTGCTCGTAGTGCTCCTTATCCGAGCTGGACAGCGCCGAGGCTACGCTGTGGCGATATTCGCCGTTGGCGGCGAGGTGCGTGTCCTGGTGGGAAAGGTCCATGTCTTCGTCAATCCACTCCAGCGTTGTGTGGACTACCTGTCCGTCCACAGCGATGTCGAATGCGATATGAGCAGCGGGGTCGAACCCGAATTCGGCGTTGACGACCGAAATGCGATCTTCGAGTGCTGCGATCTGGTTCTTTGCAAGCGTATTCTTCATTTTTCGTCTCCCTGTTCAGATGTAAATCACAATCTGTAATTAGATGATTGCTGTCGGCGGCTAAATATACAAGTAGATATACGCAAAAATATACAAATAATTTTTCCGTATATCGTGTTGGCTTGCTTTGTTAGCAAAATTTAACCTGTGAGACATAGGTAGAGTGTTCCAAGGGGTGGTTTCAAGCGATCGGAAAAATAAATTTTGGGAGGGCTTAGGCGGCCCTCAAGGCCGCCATTTCCCGCTCACGATCGGCACCAACTGCATAGTGCCGTCGGGTTGCTCGATACCGAATGAATGACCCCAGGTGTTGATGCCCCGTGCATATGGCGGCTCGTCGATGATGTTTCCGAGACGCACGAGCTGACGGTGGTTTTCGACCGCGTGATTGTCCGCAGCCGCGATATCGATGCCGAGACCCTTGAGGTTGGTGTTCGATCCTCTCGAGCCGTTGGACCCCTGATCGCCGTGGCATTGGAAGAAGTAGCGGAAGAACCTCAAAGGCTGGTCGAGGCTAGACATGAGAAAATTTGCCGCAGGGTTCGCCAGTTTAAGGGCATGCTCCAACACATTGAACGTCTTATCACCTGCCTGCATAGCCTCGACTTGCGCTAGATTGCATCTCAGCAATACAGCGGCGTTCTTAGGGTCTCGCTTCCAGTCCAGTTCTAGGAGGGCGCGGAAGAAGTGCTTGTGATGGTTGCTCTCGACGATCCACGTATTCCGGGACGGGCTTTGGATAGACTCGAGGAAGTCGGCGGTAAGCTTGAGTTCCGCCTCGATATCGTCGTCGTCGTTGATCCGCTTTTCGATCTGTAGGAATGGATTCTTCCGGTTATGCGGGCTTCCGGAATATCCATCGTAGACGTCGTTCAGGACCTGCTCCGACGGATTAAGTGCCTCGACAACGGAGATGTCGCCTTCGGGCTTGCCCCAGAGCGCCCTCACGCATGACTGGTTGATCCAGCGGACGTGAACACAGCCTACGCCCAGCACGGGACGCTTGAGGCCACGCTCTTCGATTACCGTCGAGGCGTCTCTGACGATGCCGTTTTCCACGACCACGTCTAAATCCCAAATTTCCCCTGACACTGGATGACACCGGACATTCCGGCTGAAGACATTGCCTTCGAAGTCGCCCTGGATGATGACGGCACCGATCACGTGATTTTGGATCGCAGTCATTCCGGCCTTCGAACGTGAATAGTTCGGCACGCTGATCGCACCGGAAGCGCGGGCGAAGGCCTGCTTTGCGCCCCGGAACCTCGGAAGCGTTATCATGTCTTGACGCATACTGCCGAAGACATGCGAGCGTCCCTGGCAATATGATCCTATGCCGTCAAGAGGAGCCTCGTGCGTTGCCTTTATCGGAAAGGCACCGTCTACGACGATGTCTCCGAGATCATGGCGCTGGGTCGTCACATAGCCTTCGACCATCGCGGGCCAATCGGCGATCTTGTCGGTTTTCGATGCCGCGCCTTGGGCGGTGTGTTCGATCCCGACTATGCAGAGAGATGCATCCCGATAGGCGGCCAGTGCCGCCAGCGCCATGAGGGCAGGGCCGTGCACAGGGGTGTGCTGTTGTGCCGCCGTGACGATGAGACCCCATTTGACCCGCCTGTTGGGTTTCGCAGCGATGCCGAGCTGGTCGTACGAGGTTGGTCCCTGCCAGTTTGCAGGCCACACGACGCCCGGGTCATGGGTTACGCTGCGGGTGCGGACCTGACCCTTGCGATCGGTCTCGGATTCGATTTTCGGGGGGTGGAATTCGCGGGTCCAGCCTTCACGCCAGTTCGTCAGGTCCGTTACGGACGCGCGTTCGTCGAAGGATGCCGTCGGTGGAATGGTGTCGGTGGTGTCGAGAGGCTTCGGCGGCTCTACAGGCCTTGTTTCGACCCGATTACGGATCATTTCCAACGCATAACGCGCCTGGCGCTCCGAAATCCCCAATTTGACGGCCAGTGCGCGCCTACCGAGGTCTTGCAATCCGTTTTCGATGATCTTGGATGCAATAACGTGAGTGTTGGTGTCTTTTTTCAATTTTTTGTCTCCCCCAGACGTTTCTGATGAGACTTTTTGTTCGCGGATTCGCCATTGCAAATTTCGCCGGCCGAAATTTCAGCGTGTGAAGAAATCTTGGAGACCCAGCCAGACCAGAGCGCCCGCACCGGTTACGGCCGTCGTGAAGATGGCGGCCACGGCCTTGAAGGAGATTTTCTCTGCGGCTTCACGCTGCCGGCGGAGATATCGGAGGTCGTCCGTGAACCCCACGACGGAGTCGATGTCAGCTGGGTCAACGCGCATCAGCGAAAAGACTTCCTTGACGGCCTCTCTAGCGGCTGTGGATGCAAGTGCGCGGATTTCGGCTTCGGTCATCGAGTTTTGTCCATATTTCGAAGATCATGAACCCATGACCGCACATTCAGCTGCAAGATTCAGCCCGCCGCCGACGGTTACGGGTCCGGGGTCGGCGGCGTGTAGGTCACTTCGGTGGATTCCAGGCACGAGGATGCGTCCACGGCCGTCAGGGAGCCGATGATGGCCGCCGAGGAGTCGTCCTCGGCGGTATCCCGACGTCCGCGAGGGTTCGTATAGCTCGCGGCGGCCGCCCTCGACCGCTGCTTCTGGATGCGGCGGTCCATGAGTTCGACGATCGCGGATGTGGCACTGAAAGACATGGGCTTACTCCGGTGTGAATCTGATCTGTTTCGGCAGCCTCAACGGCACCGTCCGCAGGGTTATCCGACGGGCGAGAAGGTCCTCTTCGCGGAGAGACGGGAACGCTATCGTCCAACGAGTGGGGTTGGCACCGATCGCGGCGATGGGGTCGAGGCCGGTGGTTGCCGCTTCACGCGCAATGGCTTCCTGGGCGGTCGCATCGTTGTCTACGATATCGGCGTATGGGCCGATCGTATCCAGACCGACCGCGTTGACGGGCTGGTAGAGCCTCCCGAAGGTCGTGGAATACGCCAGATCGCCAGTCTGCTCCTGGTTCTCGCTTGCCTCGGGCGGCAGGGTGCCGTCACCGTTCGCCGCGGCGATCTGTATCTGCGCGATCCGCTGACCCCGGTTGTCGATCCGGCGCTCGATGGAGATGATCTTGCCGACGACCTCACCAACGCGTGGAGCCTCGATCCTTATCGTGTCCGCACAGGACATAGACCTGGCGTCGAGGTATGGGATCGGAAACGTCAGGACCGCACAGCGTGCGCGCAGCGTAACGATGCGGCGGAGGCGGTTCACGGCATAGCGCATCGACCGCTTGCCACGGTTGGTGCCAAAGTACGTTGCGAGGCGGCGGTCAGCCTGCGGAGCGAGCTTGGTAAAGGCCCGAGACCAGTATTTTTCCTTCGGAATGCCCCACCACATTGAAAACCGGGGCGTGGCGTCGTGTTCGACGAGGCAGGTAAACCGACGGCCGTTGTACTGGACGGAATCACCGACCTTGTAGTGCTTGCGGATCAGCGTATCCGGGTGTTCATATTCCCAATACGGGGTCACGTGGTCGGCGTTTATGTCGCCGAGCTGTAGGACTTCGACGGTCTCGACGAGTTCGTCGGCAACGGGACGCTCCAGCGCCACGGGCATCTCGATATCGAGGATTTCCTCACGGGCCTGCTCATAGTCGTGATACGCACGCCAGTTTACCGTTATCTCCTTCGCACGGAGGTGTAGGTAAGACCCTGCGGCGTCGCCGTAGTTAGCGCTGTTGGCCTGGACGCGCAACGAGGTCGCCGCAGGAGTGACGTCGGTGACTTCGATGCTGTCGAAGGTCCATCCCGTGTCGCTGCCGATCGGGTCGCCAGCCTTAGGCATCGAGGACTGTAGGTCGTCGAAGGTATAGGTTCGGATCGTCTTGATCCTGTTGAAGTCCTGACGTGCGCGGTTGCGCTGCGCGAACTGCGCCGATACCCGGAGCCTCGTCACGGGCTTCGGAGGGTTGTTGACCTGAAGGGATATCCCGCCCGACCGGAGACCGCTCGGGACGACGTGTTCGGTGCGTCCGTCGGAGATCGACACGAGTTCCGGAAGGAGCGTGATCGGGTCAAACCTCCAGAACTCGTTACGTGCGAGGATCGCGGTTGTCGGATCGAGGATCGCGTCCAAGTCAAAGAACGCAGGGTCATAGCGGTCGTCGTCGTAGCGGTCCTCGGGAGCCGCGTCGGCATCGTATTCGACCTCGCCGACGCGGAGCGCCATGGCGGCCGCGCGTAGGACCAGGTCTTCGCGGGGAGGGACTGCAATGAACTCCAGCTTGGCGGTGACGTCACCGAGTTCGATGGGAACCACGTTGACGCGACCACGGATGACCTGGCGCGGTGCGACGTCGTCCTCGGCGCGCTCCGAATACACGAAATACTGCTGGTTCAGACCGACCAAAGTCGTCATGTGGACGTTCTTGACGGTCGTCTCGAAGGTGAAGCGTATGACGTCGCCTTCCTCCGCCTCGCGGGAGACGAAATCGAAGACCTCGAACTGGTTCTTGCAGTGCAGCGCCGGATCGAACGGGGTGTTCCATGCGGCCAGGGGTGCGAGCCATTTCATCATTCGTCAGGCCCTCCGACTTCCTGGCATGGGAGTTCCCATGAGACTTCGGCTAGGCCTTCGACGGTGGTTTCCTTGAGGGGCTCCCACACGGTGAGTTCGAGGATTGGGCGGTAGTAGATGCGCAGGACGGCCGGTGCGGGTGCCAGCAGGGTCACCACACGGCCTGACGCAGTGAACGGCACGTCTTCAAACCCAAGCGTCAGTACGCGGATAGACCCCGGATGCGGATCGCGGGCGAGGGTGCGCATCGTCTCGCCCACATAGAAGATATCGGGCATGAGGAAGCTCGGCACCGCTTGAAACGACGGCAGCCTCTGCACGTGGTCGAGAGCCGGTGGTCGCATTTCCCCGGGTCCACTGGCTTTAATGACTACAGACATCAGGTCGAACGCGGAGTCCGACATGGTGACCGCGCGGCCGTTCCACGTGCGGTCTTTCACGACGGCACCTTCGATGTACGTACGGTCGATCGTCAGCTCGGTGCACGACTGCCAGCCGATCGCGAGGTCGGTGCAGATGAAGGGGGTGAATGGGGTGTAATCGTTCATCAGTCTAGCCTCACCGCCCGCCGTAGCTCGCTGACGAGGCCGTTGCCTTCCTGCTCGTCGTAGCGTCCGGAGAACGTCTTTCCGTTGATCTTGAAATTCAGGTCGATCGACTGCCGCGACCGTGCTTTCTGGAGCATGTCATCGATGCGCAGGCGCTCCTCTGGAGACGAGCCAGTGTCCGCGTAGGTCAAAATCCGGCCAGATGCTTTCCGCGCATCAAGCTCGGCCTGCGCGGCCGCGTTGCGCTGCCCTGTGCTCATGACACCGTAGTTGTCGTAGCCACGCGCCGCCCGGTATTCGAGCTGCTGATCGCGGGTCATCGACGCGTATTTCCTGTCACCGTATGCCTTGTCTTGCATCCTCATCAGGCGGGCGGTGTCATCCTGGATTTTATTGTCGCGGTTGACGAGCGGTTCGATGAGCTTGCCGCCAAGCCACTCCCCGATTTTCCAGGACGCCAGTAATGTAGCGCCAATCAGAGCGACCTGTCCGACCACGGCAGCCGCGGCAGTCGCCATCGTTGCGAACGCCGCACCGAATGCTGTAGAGAGACCACCGGCCAGTCCGAAGAGGATACGCACGGTGCCAACCATCGCGCCCAGGATGCCGGAGAAGCGGAGCATGCCGAGGAATAGAGCGGTCGTGAGGACGTCAGTGCCAAGAAAGCTGCCGATGACCTTCAGTCCGGAGTGGAGAACGTCCAGGACCCGCTTGAACATGCCCCAGGCTTCTTTGAGGTGTGCCAGGAAGTCGAGAACAACGGCGCGGGCTTGATTGAGCCATTCAAACCGGACAGCCTCGCCACCGCTGAAAACGGCTACGACGTCGCGTACCGCATCGGCGATCGCGACGAAGCCGTCTCGGACATAGTTCAGCCAGGCCCATTCGGAATCCTGACCGGACATTACCTTCTGGAACTCGGTGTAGGTCTTCGCGAGAACGTCGAATACCAAAGCGGTGACGGCAATCGCCACCTCCTTGGCCTTGTTGTAGGCACCCATCGCCCAATCGACGACCGCCTGCCCCTTCGTGAAGAGCGCGGATTCGAACGACTTGTCGCCACTGAAGAGACCCGCGATGTCACGAACGACGGCGGTGATCTCGACAAAAGCCTCGCGGGTCCAGACCGCGATGGATTTACGGTTGGCGGCGAGCCAATCCGCGAAAGCCCGATTGGTCTCGATAAGGATAGGCGTCAGTTCACGCGCGATCTCGAGCTTGGCTCCACCGATCGCCGTGTTTCGCACCAGTTCGGCGCGCTTCAGCTCGGAAGCAGCCTCTCCGTCGGCGTCGGTGACCTTACCACCGTACCGCTCCATATCGGCCTGGTATCTGCGCACTCCCTCGCGCCCCTGGCGCAGGACGGGTAGCTGGGTCGTGTCGCCGAAAAGACCTCGCACGAGTTCGACCTGACGTGCCGAATCGAACTTCTGAATTGCCTCTGCGATTTCTTCGAGGGCTTCGACCCCGCCGCCGAGAGCGACGTCGGCATCGAGACCGACTTCCTTTAGGTCTTCCAATGCACGGCCCGCAGGACCCATCGATTCGCGCAGCGCTTTCGAGGCTTCTAACAACTGCTGGAACTGGAGGACGAGTGGCAACAGGAGTTCGGCCTGCGCCTTCCGCATGGCTTCGATGCCCTGCGTATCCGCACCGTCTTTCAGGTACTGGTTGGCGAGGTTCGACGCAATCCGGCCGCGCTGGGTCGAGCGGATGACGGCCTCAAGCCGCTTCATCCGGTACTCGACGTTCTTGATGTCAGCCATACCGGTCGACTTGGACGCCTCGATCAACTGATTGAGGGAATCGGCGTCACCTGTCTGCAGAGCGAGGCCGAGGCCGTATCTCAGGAAACCCCTCGAACGGCTCTGGGCGTCTTGGTTCAGGTCGCGGTTGCGCTCGAGTTCACGAACAGTCGCCGATACGGTCTGTAGGGACCCGAAAAGACTGTCGGGGTCTGTCCCTTGCAATCCGGCAATGCCGCGCAGGGCAGCTTGATCCTGCACCGAGACGCCCGTCTGGCGGTTCGTCAGGTCCATTTTACTGAGGTCGGTCGCGGAAGACGACGTGATCGCCATCGCGGCCGCGACTTTGGCACCAGCAGCGGCGGCGGCCGCGCCGATCCCGATAAAGGCGGCCTTGGCGGACTTTTCCATGGCGGAGAAGCCGACGGTCTTCGTAGCCGTCGCGAGCTTCTTGAGACCCGCGGTGGCCTGTTCGATCCTTTTGGTCACCTGCGCCACGGAATCAGATGCGGCGTTGGCGAACTCGCGGCGGATCGCGGTGCCAGCCCGCCGTGCGAGGTCGGTGGTCGCACGGCCGGCACGGGAAGCCGCGTCTCTGATGGACGTCTCAAGACGGCGCAGACCTCTGCCGACGGCGTCGATACCGTCGATGGCAAACCTTGCGATGATATTCGGGTGTCTACTAGCCATCAGATGTCTCCGACAGCTTCATGGCTGTCCTTGTCGCCCATCGCGGCGGCGACGGCGTGGAATATTGAAATCCTGTCATTGCGGTTGATGTCAGCCTGGACACGTAGTGCGAAGCCGAGGGCGGCGGGCGTCAGCTCCATTCCGTCCCGACCGGTGCGCAGCGTGTACTCGGTGGCGTCCTTCACCATCGCCAGGAGACCGGAGTCTGGCCGCACGTCGTCGGCAGCCTTCTCATTGTCCTTGGGTGTAGGCCGGCGCGGCCTTTTCGGCTGTGCAGGCTTCTTTTCCTTCGGAAAGAAGTCCGACCCCGGACGGGTCATCAGGGTCGCGCTCAGTACCGAGAAGAACAGGTCGAGCTTGAACTCGATCTCGAGGCCGGAAATCAGCTTCGCCGAGACGTCCGACCCCTTGGCCCCTACGGTCTCGATCGCATCGACACCGATCGCCTCGACCCATTCGTCCGCAGTCGTTCGCGGTGTGCTGGGGTCGATAACCTCGGCGAGGGTAGGGTAAAGCGCGATCAGGTGGAGAATTTCACGGACGCTCAGGCCTCTGACGTAGTGCTGCTTGCGACCGACCAAAATGCCATGTCTCGCCGCCGGGTCTGCGGCGACGAGGATGTCATGGATCGTTATAGGTTTCGGTGCCTGCATCGATACGCCCTCCCTGGCTCAGATGCCGACGGTCTCCCGTCAGTCCTTGAGTTCGGTGATCTTCGCGTAGCGGAACTGCGGAGGCTGAGTGCCGTCGGCAAGGACCTGGACGTTAAGCTCGAGCGACACGAAGTCGTCGGTTCCCTGAAGCTGGATCGACGTCGTCGTGATGCGGCAGTTCCAGAGTTCAACCTGGTACTTGAAGCCGTCGTCATGTGTTCCGTAGAACGTGATCTTGCCGTAGCTGCCCTGGTTCGCGACCAGACCGTAGACGCCGATATCGTCCTGCGCCGTGATAGCGGCGGCCGAGAACGTAACCTCGATCTGGGTCGCACCTTCCGGGACGGCGATGATCTCGATATCACCCGTTTCGGAGTTCAGCTTGTAGTGGACGTCGCGAACGAAGGTGATCGGCTCATCGCCGCCGTCGTCAATCGAGATGATCGTGACTTTGCGCTTTCCGAGGTTGTAGGAACGCTTGACCTTGGGAGACTGGAACGTGATCGTCTCCGACGTCACGGCGGTCTGGACCAGCTTCGCGCCGAGGTCGTCCATGAAGTAGAGCGCTGCCGTCGTGCGGTTCAGCGAGAAGATGGTCATCGTGAAGTTGGTTTCCTTCTGGATGGTCTTCACGGCCGCCAGAACCTTTTCGGCACCTTCACGCGAATAGCGGGAGATGTCGGTGAGCGCGATGGTCATCGGTGCGGTCTCGATGTCGCCAAGGCTCTCGGCGTAGTCCTTGCCACGCGGCTGGAAACGCGCCTGGGCGGACTGGTGTACGTAGCTGTCGTAGTCAGGCTGGAAGATTTGAGCCATTGATGTTTCTCCTCAAAGAATGATGTCGGCCCGACCGGGAGCGGTCAGGATCGTGCATGTGTACGTCAGGGTTTTCTCGGCGACGCCCGCCTGCGGTGAGCCGGCAGTCGGTGAGGTCTGGGCGTGGAACCAATTCTTGACGCCGCGAAGGACCGGCGGATCGCTGTCGAGGACGGCTTCGACCTTTGTCTGAAACTCCGCCAGCGCCTCTTCCCCGTCGTCGGGGTCGCCGATCTGGGCGATCTGGATAGCTGCGACGATGCTGCGCTTCTTGGCCTTGCCCCGACTGGGGCCTTCGGTAACCGGACCGACGGTCTCGGCGATCTGGATCACGACAAGCGGAAACTCATTCGACTGGAAATCGCGGTCGGCGCGGAGCGCAGGGACAATCGAGACAAGGCCTTCAACGCCGTCACGTAGACGGCGCTCGATAGCCTTCCTCAACTGTATGATTGCATGCTCGTTGTCGGCCATTACGATCTCGCCAGGATTACCCAGAGATCGTGTCAAACCCGGCTGCAAGATTCAGCGCAGCGGTCGCCGCCGGCTAAAACCGGACGTCAGCCGAGCTTTGATGCACCGAGCCAGAATTCATCGAGCTGGGACTCGGACATGCCGAGCGCGACTCCGAATGCGCCGACGAGAGGATGCGACCGGACGAACGTCGTCGCTCCGACCAGGAGCATCCTCGCGGAGAACTGGGTCTCGGATGGAAGGTTGGAGACAATCGCTTCCACGGCAGCAGGCAGCATACCGCTGGCGACGGCTGCGAGAGCCTCGGCCTCGGTGATGTATGGATCGTCACCGAGCGCCAGCGCCTGGTAAAACTGGCGTCGCGAAAGGTTACGGAGATAGGGCTTGCTCGGCGGCAGAGGAGCGATCTCGACCGTCGTCGTGGTTTTGGTTTTGACGTCGTAGCGTGTCAGTGTTGGCATCAATTTCTCCACTGCAAGTATGCGTAGCCGCCGATGAAGTTGTCTGTTCCGTCACCGTTTCCGTGACTGAAAATGCGTATACCGGTGCAGTCGGCATCTCCGACTGCAAGTGTACCGATGAAGTGCCGCGTGTAGTCGAAGAAGTTTGTGCTGACAAAAAATCCGTCTGCGCTGCGCTGGATATGTACGTATCCGCGCAAGTTAAATCCGCTCGAAAACCCTTGGTAAACGACTATAGATTGAGCATTCGAGACCGCCACATTCATCGACACATTTACGTCGTTCATGTATCCGCTGTAGCCGCTAATAACTTCGCCCGAGCCGTCGATAAGCTGTACATGTATGTCGCCGTAGTCGGCGACCGCAGCTCCATCAACGGTGAACATCACTTCGTTTGCGTGTGGACCGGCATTGTAGAGTTCATACGCGTTCGAGCCGTTAAGGACGACCAAGTCACTGCCGACCCAACCGTGTTCGCCTCTCCCGGTCGAATTCCAAGTGGCTTGATCGACCATCCGTTGAACCTGGTCTACGGATGTGCCGCCCGTGCCGCCGATGGTTTTGAGTGAGGGCTTAAACATCAACGTACCTCCAGAATTTTAACCACCGTGTCGTCGGCGATGGCTTTCCAGACGAGCGTCTTCAGGCCGTCAGGGAGGCCGTAAAAGTGGACGCCAGGCGGAAGGTCGAGCATCTGGGCATCGGTCGATACGCTGCCGTTTCCGATCAGGATGCCAGTGTCGCCACCGACATGGATTTCGACGATGTCCGTGGAGGGGTGGCAGACGTGTGTGGAAGCCGAAGCACCGACGGTGTGCGTCGATACATTCGAGCTATCAAGCATGACGATCTGGAGCGCGTCGTAGCCCGGATTGTTGGCGATGGGGAGTTGTACGGTTTTCAGGTCGGCGGTCATCTGCGGTCCTCTATCAGTGTGATCTCGAGAAGATCGTGCGACACCAGCCGACACGAGATGGGTTGATACGAGCGGCCCGAGATCAGCAGCGTGTCGTCGTTGTCGATTGCGCAGTCGATGGCGTCGCCGCGTTCGGGCGCTATCGAGACCACGTGTGAAAGCATGACCCAGGCCATGGGCTGCGGTGCGGTCATGCTCAGGCCGTCGGTTTCCACCACGGCGTGCGATGGGTTGAATATCAGTTCGATGGCGTCGCCGACGACAGGGCCGTCATGCCGCAACCAGCGATGCACACCCGGCTCGCGCAGGTGCTTCATGGCTCGCTTGGTCATGAGTTGGAAAGCCTTGGCGGACATCGGAACCTCCTCGGAGATATCCGGTCGGGCGGCGTAGGGAGTTCGCCGCCCGACCGTGACAAGCGAGCCTTACGGCTTCAGCTTGAGCTTGATGATTGCGCGCGGGCGCTGGGTGTAGGAGATAACGTCCGTGGTGGACTTCATCTCGACGCCAGCATCGTGCGGCAACAGTTCCGTTGAGAAGTACTCGGGCTCGCCCATCTGGCCGAGCGTCGCGGTCGCGATGCCGGGAGCGTGGCGGACCTGGTACATGTCGTCGGCGATCGGGCAGAGGTATGCCTCGTCATCGGCGATGAGCGGACGGCCGGCGATCTTGCCGCGGCTGTACGACACGGCGAAGATGTCGTTGGCGATCGGGAAGCCTTCGCGGTTGTCGGCGCGCAGGAACTCGCCGTCCTTCCAGCGCTTCCAGATTTCCGCCATCTTCGGGTGGCCCGTGAGCTTCTTGAAGAAGGTCTTGCCGCAGATGAGAACGTAGCCGTTCGCATCGAAGGCACCGAGTTCTTCTTCGGAGAGTTCCTTGCACTCGATCAGCTTCTCGACGATCGGTGTCGAGGCGGTGTTGAGGTCGAACTCGACCTGGTGGCGGGTAACGCCGAACAGATCGTACCAGTCGTACCTCGAGAAGAAGTTGCCGTCGGCGTCCATTTCGAGGAGAACGCCCGTGATCGCGCCGCCCTTGGAGTATTCCCAACGGAGCAGGTTGCGGTTGTGTTGCTTGTCCAGGATGTCGTTACGCTCTGTTTCGAAAGCCTGTTCGAGTTCGGACCCCGCCGCACGGACGCCACGGATCGACTCCGCGAGAAGGGCGTCGGTCTGGGGGTAGTGCGGGATCATCACCGGGAAGACGCCGCGGGTGTCGCGCTGGGTGCTGTCACCCTTCGCTCCACGCGGAGCTTCCGGGATGAGCGACAGGTTGCCTTCCTTCAGCTCAATGAAGGCCGCGTTCAGGTAGACGCCCTTGGTCGTCCACGGCAGCCACTTCGCGAAGTGCTGCGGAATGTAGGGCTTCTTGTCGACGTAGTCGAGCATCGCCCTCTGAGTGAAGACGCCCTGTGCGCCCCTGTAGAAATCAACGAAAGTTGCCATAGTCTGTGTTCCTCCTCGGAATTCTGTGATCAGCGCAGCTTGATGCCCGCGGCCTCTACGGCGGCGACGATCAGAGCTTTCGCTGGAGCGGATAGGGCGGAGAGCGTCGTGTCACTCGTGCGGACCTCGGCGTCCTGATCGACGACGAGCTCATTGATGTCGCCATCGGTCGCGAGCGTCGGGCGCACCAGGAAGGCGGCCTTTACCTTCGCGTAGCCCTCGAAATCGGCGGCAGGCACCGAGGTTGCGGCAACCCAAAGACCGGTCGGCGTGTCGAAGTCTCCGGAAGCGGAGACCGCTTCCTCGTATTCGGCGACGACGACTTCGCCCGAGACATATTCGGTCTCGGATTCCTTGAGCGTCACGGTGCTGTACGACCGGTCGCTTCTGGCGGTGGAAAGAATGAAGGCCGCGGCGACCCTGTTCATGTAAGTGATAGCCATATCTCAGGGCTCCTTATGCGCGCTTGTTGAGTTTGTCGTAACGGCTGCGCGTCGAGGCCGCCGAGGACTGATGCTCGCGGTCATCCCTGACCGTGAGGCCGTCGGTGGAAAGGCCGCGAGCGCCTGCCTTGGTCAGTTCGCGAAGGACTGCTTTGCGAATCTGGGAGCCACGAGCGCCATTGGCGCGCATCAGACGTGCGAACTGGCCGAGTTCCTCGGAAGCGCGCTTGGCGGTCCTGACGGCCTGGTCGGCGTCGGCCTCTTCTTCTGGCGTCAGCTCCTCGTCGGACGCGACATCCTCATCGGCACGGGCCTTGCGCTTCGCCCTCAGCTTACGGATTTCTTCCTCGAGCTGGGCGATCTCCTCTTCCTCTTCGGAACGTGCCTTGCGCTTGCTACGGGTCTCGCCGTCCTCGTCCTCGTCGGCGCTTGCGCTTCGAGCGAACTTCATCTTCGGCGGCATCGTCTTCCTCGGCGCGGGCGCGCTTGTTACGCTTGCCACGGAACTTCCGGAGACCGCGTGCGCGCTCCAGCAGTTCGTCCGAAACCTCGACGTCGGCATCCACGGCGTCCTCGACGGCCGCAATGGCTTCGTCGATAGCTTCTTCGGCCGCGATTACGAGGTCCTCGATTTGAGTCTCATCCATGTTTCTCTCCTGTTTTCTTGTTTTCGACCGCTTCCGGGTGAAGGCGGGCAGGGGGTAGAGCTTCTTTCCCCGGGTGCCCGTGACGATCGCGTTGGGGTCCGCCCCGACGGGGACGATGGACACCTCGTGGAGGGTCCAGGACACGGCTTCAGCGAGCGGGACCTGGCCCTCGCGCTCGGTGATCACGTATTCATTGACGGTGAAGCCCGCGCTGACCTGGGGGTAGAACCCCGCCTTCTGGTCGGCGGCGATGGACTTGCGGCTGGGGGCGTAGACACCGTCGGCGTGAACCTCGGTGCCTTCGACGCGGACGTTGTCGACGCGGCCCAGGGTCGCCTCAAGGCCACGTTCGAGCATGTGGTTGTCCATCAACGGCATGCCGGGGACGCGTGAGAAGTCGAGACCGGAAGCGAGTAGGACCTCGTCAACCTCGATCGTCTTCGTGGGGTCCAGAGGATCGGGGATCGACGTCCTGACCGGCGTCTCGGTCGTCGCGATCATCGAGAAACGGCCGGCGGCGTCGTCGACGGCAGACGGATCGACGAGGATGGCGCGCTTCGAAAGCTCGACTCCCTGTGTCCTGGTCTGTTGTTTCCGCCTGATCTTGGGCATGCGACGTCCTGAATTTCTGTCTTCAGGGAGCGTGACAAAGTCAGCTGCAAGATTCAGCGCAGCCTCGGCCGCCGGCGAAAACGGCATAAAAAAAGACCCCGAGGTTTCCCCCGGGGTCTGGTTGTCGAACTGAGTCCAGAAGACTATTGTGCCTTCAGCTTGAGCCACGCCATTGCCGTCACCAGCATCGGCGTCATGACCATGATATCGAGGTCCCTGACGATGTCATTGGCCTCATCAATCAAGCCTTGTTCTACTTTCCGGTCCGACAAACGGAGCAAGATCATAGAGAGGTTCAGCTGCCGCTGCATCTCTTCGCCGGTCATTTCGCCGAAGAAGATATGATAGAGGTCAGCATATGACACGGTAGTCTGCCTCCCGAAATCCAGGCGCGCAGTCGTTGCCTCATCGATGTGAGACAAGAGCTCCGCACGTGGACCCGCGACGATCTCCGTCATCGTGACGACAACGACAGCGTCGTCGATCGTCATGACTGGAGAGGATGCGCCTGCGAGGAGCGTCTCCCTGAATTTCACGATTGCCTTGTCAGCAATCGCGGTTTCAGATTCAGGGATGCGGTGGGTAGAAGTAGCCATTTCCAGGGTCTCCTGGTGTGAGATGACGGCAGGTAGGCCGCCCCGATCCGGTGGATGCGATAAACCACTTCGGTTCCCTGTTTTCTCACGCCTCTGTCCGGACCGATCAAATCTCCCTCTGAACCGTTTCGACGGCCAAGACCTACGCGGCGGGGTCATAACATCGAATTAAGACAACTGGTTACCTAACCTGATGTGACTTCGCCGCAATTTTACGGGTTATGCCAGACACCCGGAAACGCCAGATGTTCAGGGACAGGAAGATGCGGCGGCCGACGTCAGCTGCCGCATCATTTTTTTCTAGGCCGGTTCCAGTTCGTCGGCGTCTTCGAGCTGATCCTCGTCGGCTTCATCGAGGTCGTCTTCGAGATCGAATGACAGGTCATCGCCGTCGAGGTCCTCGGAGGACGAGAGGAGGGCCAGCGGAAGAGATGACGCTGACGGTTCCCCGTCGGGGGTGGTGGGTGCTGCCGTATCCGGGAACAACTTGTCCAGGCCGTAGACCGGATAGCCGAGCTTGAGCAGGAACGCCCGCGCCATGTCGGTCGCGTTCTCGGCATCGATGTCCTCGACGTCTTCGCCGAGCTGGGCGACGCCTCGCTTGCGAGACATGAGACCGTTCTTGATAGCCTCGACGACCGCTGAGACCTCTTGAAGAGGATGGATGTGTCCGCGCTTCGGCGTCATCCACTCGACGTCGCAATAGTCTTCGACGGTCTTGCCAGGCTCCGGCACGAAAAGTTCGGCCATGTAGGCTGCCTGAACGAACCGCTCGAAGATCGGTTGGCAGAAGCGAGCGACCATCACGTGGTGCTGGATAGCTTCGATGTGCCGGATCATCTCGAGCTGGACAGCGCGGTACTGCCGGTCCGACGTCATCTTGTCGTGGTTCATGTTGACCATCTCGACATACCAGCCGAAGGAAACGGCGAGCTGTGAGAGGTATTCACGCTTCACGTCGGCGTAGTTCGAGTCGCCGGGCGACGGCAACGCCTGTTCGATATCCCAGCCTTCGGGGATTTCGACCCATTCGCCGGGTTCCATCGCGCGGAATTCACCGTCGGCACCGTCGAAGATGGACTCATCGTCACCGGCCAGACGCGGTTTCTTGTAGTATCCGCCCCTGGTGGAGCTGACGATCATCCTTTCAAGCTGGACCTCGTCGTATGTCCTGGCGCGCTGGGTGGTGTTAAGGGCGGCCGCACCCCAAGGGTAGCCCCTGGTGTCACCGATGCGGTCGGGCATGTAGAGGTGAAGCACCTCGGACGCAGGCACCCTCTTCGGCAACGCCGAGCCCGCAAGGAAGATGTCCTTGGGGTGATGGTCGAGGAGCCAGTATGCGACGGTACGATCGATCTGGTCGCGTTCCACGCCGTTGATGATGAGGTTTCCACGCTCTCCGGGGATCGTCTTCTCGAGCGGCAGGTAGTCGGCCTCGAGGAGCTGGACCTGAAACGGGATTTTGGTGCGCATGTCCTTCGCCATCCGTGGCCGCAGGCGGGCGATGATCTCGCCGTCCCGAGCCATTGCGATGGCGGCTTGGAACTGCTGGCCGTAGAAGTCGAGCTGACCCCTGGCGTCGGACTCGCGGACCCACTGCTTCCACAGCTTCCGCAGGCGCTTGTTCCTGATGATGGGTTTGATGCCGTAGTGTACGACGTTGTTGCCGACTTGACGGCACGACTGGCGGAAGTAGGGGTCGTTGGCATACATCCAGCGCGATTGGGCACGTAGCCTCGCATGCTCGGCGTTGCGCGCGTTGGGTCCGACGTCGGTCGCCTGGACGACACGTTGGTTTTCGCCCGCGGCCTCGAAGAATGTCTGTCCGGGCGGCAGTCCAAAGAAGTTGGATGCGCGGGCTCGCCAAGTTCCGAGTGCCTGACGGAACGTCCGGGTCGCCTTTTCAGGGGGCTTGGTCGTGGCTTGGGTGGTTGTGGACCTGTTCATCTCGGACGCACTCCATACCAACCGCCCCTGCGTGTGGATTTCGCAGGCTTAACGCCGTCTATCTCGTCGATACGGGCTTCGATCTGGGCGAGGACGAGGGCGGCTTCGGTGAGGGTTCGGAAGGTCTGGCCCCCCGAGGTGGGATGGGAGATCGAGACGATGGGCGACGCCATGATCTCCTCGATATCTTCGACCTCTTGGACAAGCCACTCACGGGACCTGCGGCGAAACAGCTTCATTCTTCCTCCTCACCAACGCCTCGGACGGGAGGACTTGATGACGCCTCCAGCTCGTGGCTGCCTTTTCTCTTTGCCCACCGCGGGTGGCGGCACCGTTGCCGTCTGCGGTCGCGTTTCTTTCTCCTTCACGACCCTTCGAACTTCGTGGATGGTGGCCGCCTCGGTCACGGCAGCGTCCAGCTGTGTGTTTACCGGGGCCTTCTCCGTCGCCGGAACCGACATGTCTTCCGTCGGCTCGAATATCTCGCCCGTTTCAGGGTCGTGCGGGATAGCGACAATTCCGGCCTTGTCAGCTGCAAGATTCAAATCAGACCATTTGCTGGGGTAGCTCGTCTGTAGGCCCTTGAGCGCCGCATAGGCGTAGGCCAGACACATCCATTCTTCCTCAGGTCGCTCGCCGCGCTTGGGTACCCACTTGAGTTTACCCTTCACCCGCTTGCGCTCCTCGCACATCAGTCGGTTCAGGTAGCCGGTTCCGAGCTTGTGGGGGATCAGGGCGCGGTTGTTGCCTGTGAACTGCAGGAGATGGAAGACGGCGTCTCGGGCGAGGTGCGAGTCGATCATGTAGAATGTCGATCCACGCTTCGCCTTGCGGGGCCAGACCGTCGGCCTCCGATGCGCGGAGCCATGGATAGCCCAGACGTTGCGGTTCTGGGGATACTTGGCCGCGAAGGATCGGACCTGGTCGGTGTAGTGTCCGCCGCCGTCGAGCGCCGACGCCACGATCTTCATCTCCGTGCCGTCACGTTTGTAGAACTTGCGGTCGAGAAGTTCGCGTAGCTGCCGATCGGCCTCCGGCTCGCCAGGGGCACCGAGAATGACCCAGTGTCCGATGATCCGGAACTGGCCGTAACGGTTCCAGCCGACGACACTGACCTCTCGGGACCCTAGCTGTTCGAGGTTGGAGCCTTCCTTGTTCGTCTGCGTGTCTCCGCCGACCGTCAATACGACCACGTCGTCCGGGACTTCGGCGGTGTACCTGGCGAGCAGAGCGGAAAGATCGGAGGCCTCGAGGGACGAGGCGGTGAAGTCATCGAAAGGCCAGCCGGCGACGGTGTTGAACCATGCCTTTCGAAGGGACGGGTTGCCCTTGGAGTCTACCCATTCCTGTGCGAGGTTGATCCAGCCGGCCTTACCTGCCATGGAAAGCCACTGCGGCACGTGGAAGCCCACACGGCCCCTGACCTTGGCGACGCAGGACGGCCGGTAGTCGACGTTCTCGACCATGTCGTACTTATGGCGCTCGTCGATCCGGCAATGCTCGGGACCCTCGCACTGGTAGAAGCACTCGGTGACGTAGTTGTTCTCGTCCCGCTTGAACTTGAAGCCGTATTCCGTGTCCTCATCGCCCCACTTGAAGTTCTGCCACAGGCCGCAATGGGGGCATTGAAGGTAAGGCAGCCTTTGGTCCGAACCGAGCCATCGCGCATAGGTCCGGCATTCGTCCACGAAGGTGGGCGTACTGCCGAGCGCCAGGATCGAGTCGGCCCATTCACCGCCACGCTGCTTGAGAAGGTTGGCCTTGTCGCCTTCGTCGAGATCGCCGGGGTCATCCGCCCATGGAGGAGCCGAGTACTCGTCTCCGAATAGCCACATGCCGCGCCACCCGCGCAGGGCATTCGACCTCGCCGCACCCGTGATCTTCATCTCCGCCTGGTTCTTGAAGATGTGATCGAGCATGGTGTCCTGCGTGTCGCCACGTCCGGCCTTTCGGCGGATCGCCTTGAGCGCAGGAACCGTCCTCAGGAGCGGTTCGATGACCTTCTTGTAGAACTCCTCGGCCTGACCGCGTGTCGGCTGCACGATGCCGATGGGGAAACCCTTGTATGCGAGGGCGTAGGCTGACATGCCGCCGATGAAGAGCGACCACCCGACACGCGTTCCCTTGAGGACCACGACCTCGCTGACGCCCTCGCTCATGAAGGCCTTCGCGATAGGCCTCTGGTATCCCGTGAACTTGACGTATCCGGGCTTGTAGGTCTTGGCCTCGGGGAGTTCGATGTTCTCCGCCACCCATTCCGAGGGGTCCCTCGGGGGCGGTATCTGGAGGGCGGTGTTCCTCAGGCGGTCACAGCCCTCGTTGAACAGCGTCAGCGCCTCCGAGAAGTCCAGGTGGTCGATGGAGAACGACGAGTGATCGTAAAGCATGCGCTTAGTCCTCGTCGGTGTCTTCCGATGACGGGGCCTGGGCTGCCTTGATGACGTCTTCTACCTTGAGCTTCGCCAGCATCGCCCGGACCTGTTCGTCGGCGATCTCCTTGACGACCCTCTGGATCGAGGCGTCCATGCGTCCGGCTATGGCGGCCGACAGGGTCATGAGGCGCTTCTTGATCTCGTTGTAATCCCGCTCGATCCGATCGAGGACAGGCTGTAAAGGAACCACCATACGGAGCATGTCGGCGGCTTCCAGTTCGGCGACAATGGCCTGGGCGTCCTCCTTGCGCTTCTTGGCTGCCGTCGGCTTCCCGTCACCGTCTTCGTCCCCGCCACCGGTCGCATTCCGGACGGCACGATCCTGGAGCCAACGGACTACGGCGGCGAGATCAAGCTCCCAGGCGACGCCACGGTCGCGGTCGGCCTTGGTGATGTATGGACAGTCCTCGAACTTGACCCACTTCTCGACGGTATTACGGTCGTATCCGAGCATGATCGCGCACTGTTGCAAGGATACCACGCGGGCCTTGTTGACCTCGCGTTTAGTCGCGCCTTGGGTGTCGTCTTCGATGGGTGGTGCTGAGGATTTCCGGGGCTTCCCGCGCTTATTCAGCAGGGGGGTATTGTCATCTTCAGTCGTAGGCATCGGCCGAAACTCCATGTAAATCGCTGTGACCATTGGAGATTTGCGGCTTGCAAGATGCAAAACGGACCGCCGAGACGCTCGGGGGTGCTGATGCTGAACGCGATTTTAAATTTTTGTAGCGAGTGAAAGAGTGCGGTCTCCAATACACCGCATCTTGCCAGAATGCTCAGGGACCCCGGGTGATTTTTGGAAGAATTGCGTGACGAGAGACGGGGCTTGCACCTCACTCCAGGTCTTGAAATCGACCGTCGGGCTATCGTTCGTCCCTCGTCACGAGGTGGCCCCAGATGGAGACCAAACAGGCATTGCCTACAGAGAGACTGCCCCGGCGTCCGGCATGGCGCAAGCGCCGGCTAACACTTGGGGTCGAAGGCCTCCCGATCCCCACGCCAGCGAACGTTGTCCTCGTTAAGCTCCTCGGTGGCTGCCGTGGCCTGAGGGTTCAGAAGCCACTTAGCCAACCGCTCTCGATCCTCTTGGTCCCAGACCCAATACATGCGGTCCTTCTCGTACATGCCGTTGCGTCCCCAGCCGCTGGGGTGGATTAAGACAATGTCACCGCCGCCTGGATCGGGATAGCTGTCGTGATGGATGCTACTGGCATCGCGAACGTTTGGCAGAAGTGACGTCTCGCAATAGTCATTGGGGCTTCGGCCATAGAACAGGGTCTCGCCCTTCATCTTTACGTCTTCGATGTCGCCTCCGTTGTAGCTACGAGCCTCAGAGAAGATGGTGCCATCGGGAAGTGCGATGAATTCTTTCCAGTGAACCAGCCTCATACCGCACCCCCATTCATCGCCGCCAGCCTCTGCCTATCCCTCTCATTCTCCGCATCGACTGTCTGGACGTCTATCCCGAAGTACTCACAGGCCTCGCGGCGGGTTACTATGCCGTCCTGGATCGCGGTTGCGACGGCTCCCACCGCTGCCACGGGATGTTCGCCCATCTCGACGGCCTCCCAGTTGAAGACGACGTCGAGAGGATGGCGCTCGCCGTCCATGCGGTACCTCATCGTGTCGGCGAACACGAGATACGGCGCGCGACCTTCCTGCCGGATTTCACGGAAACGATCAGACAAGGGACCTGGTCCCACGAGCTCAACGTCGCCGTAGTCGTTTGAATACCAAGACCGCGTCACGGTCATCGAAACGGTTTCGGGTAAGTCGTACACCCTGCCAACCTCCAGCTTAAATTCTTCAGACATCAAACTCTCCCTCTGTTGTGTCTCCTTTCATGTTGTGACCAGCCGACGACCAGCACAAATCCGCCGACGGAAAATCACGGTTGCAGTTGAATGTGGTCGTGCTTACCTATGCGCGACAACGAAAGAGGAACCCTTCATGCAGACATACGAATTCGACGTCGCCCAGAAGCCCGTAGGCCCGGGCGTTCACTCCTGGGAAGCAATCGACCGCGCCAACGGCAAGAAGATCGACCTGCCGAAGGGTGGCAATGACGACGGCGTGAAGAACCTGGTCGGCCGCTACCCGGAGATCGAAGCCTATCTAGAGAGCGAATACGGCGTGAAGACCGACCTCTCGAACATGTATCCCGCCGACAAGATGGACTACATTGACGGCGGGAGCAGGTGGACGCTGCCTCGCCCGCAGGATGGCGTCACGGTCATCGTCGACGATATCTTCCGCACCGTCATGTCGATCGAAGCTACGCACTACCCGCCAACGCCTTGAGATTGCATTCCGTTGACTTGTGTAGCATATACGAGACGCAAGAGCTGAATGTGTAACGGATACGCGACATGGCCGACAACTCAAAAATCCCGAGGTCACGCGGCAGCGTTGTCCACCCGCGTGTAGAGCGCGGTCTCAAGAAACTCGGCGAGGATATCTCCTTGGCTCGCCGTGCGCGAAGGATGAGCGCTCAGGACTTCGCGGATCGTTGCTCGATTTCGCGGGCAACTCTGCACCGGCTTGAAAGCGGTGATCCTGGTGTCGGCATCAATGCATTGGCTGTCGCACTGCATGCGCTGGGTCGTCTCGATGCGCTGATCGATATCGCAGACCCGATGCACGACGCCGTGACGATGATGCAGCTGAGGGAGGCCGTTCCGCAGCGGATCAACAGGCCGAGGAAGAAGTCCGATGTCGAGGCGGCGGGACTGGTCGAAAAAACAGACGGCAAGTTCGTCGGTTTCTGACATCCGGATGGCGCAGATGGAAAACAAAGACCCCGTCGGTGAGAACGGGGTCTTGGGTTATCGGCAATGTTATGGGACGTCTCTTAAATCGCACCCTCCGATCATCGCGTCCTTGCCGATGCCAGCGACGAGAAGACCGACAGCCCGCTTGTTACGTCAGACTGCATGATCATCATGCCTGCCGGCGGTTAGCGGCGCAACGTCATGGTCTCCAATCTTGGCCTGAACATCCACACCGCGAACGGAGAATACGTTTGGCGATATCTCTTGAGCCGCAAGGAGATTGAGGTAGGCAACGCATTCGTCCCCATGCGAAGGCTCGACGCCGTTCTGCTCGTCTGTGATGAACGACAGGACCGTTTCGAACTCTCGTTGAAATGCTTCTGGCTCCTCAATGTAGCGGCGCATCCACTCGTTATGGAGGCGGGCTAGAGTCTTGCCCGAGAAATAGGTGTCGGCCGAGGATTCGAGGTGCCATCCTTCGGGCATCTCGACCACGGCTCCCGGCTCGACATGATAAACATTGCTTTCTGACATCAAAAATCTCCCTAAGTTGGTGTCTAGGAAGATGTTAGGGTCGCCAGACGCCAAACGGCGCTCCGCCGGTCATTTTTCGGTGGTCGGCGTGTTTCCCTGCGCCCAGGGGGGCGGCAGGCCGTCGGTGCCGAGAAGCGTCTCACCGAATTCGGTTTCGAGACCCTTGATGAGTGCGACCTCGGTGTCGTCGAGCGTATCTTGCCAGACAAGACGCCAATTCCTTTTGTATAGCGCCCACGCCTCTTCGCGTTTGACCGGCCGCGTAGGATCGCGGTTCCAGCAGAGCAGTCGCAACCCTTCGTAGTCTGCGGGAATGATCACGTTGCGCTCCGATCTAGAAACAGACGTCGAGCCAGTTTATCCATGACGTCGTCTACGGCGGTGTCCTGCGCTGCCGTGCCGCCATTGTCCCAATCCAACGCATATCCTGGATTTAGGTCTTCGCACCGCTCGAGGACGAAACCGATATCACCCATCGCATCGATTTCCCGCAGCGCCGAAAGCAGGACGTCACGCTGCCGATCATCGAGAACGACTATGCAGTCGGCGGCGAGCAGGTGCTTGAACTCCTCAATACCGGACGGATCACTGCGGGAAGCGTCCAAGTGCTCGACATCCGCCCATGTCAGGTCTCCGTGCGCAGCGTCGCGAGCCGATGTCTCCGTCTCGGCGCTGACATTAAGGCCCGCAAGGCGCGAGTTCGCCAACGCGTCCCTGACCATTTCATCTGGTGACAGCTTAATCGGAGGTCTCGGTGTGTTTGGCTCCGGACCCCAGACCAACGGCGCTCCGAGCAAGTCCTCGGGCATCACCGCATGAAGTTCGACGTCTGCATTGATAGACTCCGTCGGCCATTCGCCATCGTCGTCGCGGGGAATGAGATCGAAACCCGGAAGTGCGGAGCTGCCGTCGATTGCGACCAACATGGAAAACATGAGACCTGTGAGGCGCTCGTGGGTCGGGTTGCCGTTCGGGTTACCCGCGAGGACTTGGACGTCGGGTAGATCGCGCCAGTACGTGACCAGGTGGGCGATGTGGGCGAATAGGCGTTGGCGGGCTTCGTGTGGTGTCATCGGCATGGGCGGTCTCCATCTCGGTCGGCACACTACCGGGAGATGGAGACCGTGTCCGGGTGTTACTTCAGAAAGACGAGCCAGTGCGTCAATCCTTTGCGTCCGCCCGTCTGCCCGAAAAGAGGCGCGTAGGGTAGGGCGAGATCGAGGACTTCACTGACTTTGACTTGGGTCTCGTTCCATTTGAAGACCAGCGTGCCGTTCGGCTTGAGGACGCGCATGCACTCGTGGAAGCCCTGACGCAGGTCGTCACGCCAGTTTTTGCCGAGCTTGCCGTACTTGGCGGCTAGCCAGCTCTTCGGGCCAGCGTTGACCAGGTGCGGCGGATCGAAGGCGACGAGGTAGAAGCTCTCGTCCGGATACGGTAGCGCCCGGAAGTCCAGAAGCGTGTCTGGTTCGATCCGCAGTTCCCGAGTGCCGTCTTCGCGGCCGTGAGAACGATCGGTGACCGTCAGGACCTCGTTACGGCGATCCCCGAAGATGACCTCGGGGTTGGCCTTGTCGAACCACATCATGCGTCCGCCACAGCAGGGGTCCAGTACCCGCGCCGTCATTCGGCTTTTCCGGTCGCATATGCGATCTCGTCAGCCACTGCCGAAAGGACGTCAGGATGCACATACCCGGCGTCCACGGCAGCCTGAAGGTCTTCGGGGCTGACGGTCGCGTAGTTGCCTCGGGCGAACGCGAACAGGCCGCGTAGGGCGGGGATGTGGTCGGTGGGGTCGGAAGCTATGGGTGTGGAGCCGACGAGAATGTGACTGCCGTTCGAGAAGTTCTTCTTAAACCATTCTGCCGGGGTCAGAAGTTCCGGACGATCGAGCCTCACACCAGTGCGGGCTTCAATCTCATCATTCGTGTAAACCACCGGAATGGTCTGGAAATAGTTGACCAACCACTTCTTCACGCTGGCGGCCGGCAGGAGCCCTGGTAGGCCCTTCAAAACGTGCCACAGGTGATCCTCTGACTTATCCTTCAGGCTGTAGACCAGGATGAATGTACTGCCGTCCCAACTTTGGCTGGCGTCGATCACGAGGCCGCACTTCTGTCCTGTCAGGAGCCGACCGAGTTCCTGGCGGACGGCACCCTCGACGTCGACCATGAACGTCTTCGCGGCGACGTACACGCCGTGACGGAAAAACGAGGTACGAACGTGCGTTTTCGAAAACACGATCTCGGCCAACAGGTTTTCAGGCTTCTTATTCTCAGACATCAATCATCTCCCTATCGTTGTTGTCTGAGATGATTGTGTTCTCGCCGATCGCAGGATGCGTTTTCGCCGGCGAGATTTCCGGAAATGAAAGACCCCGCCGAGTGCGGGGTCCATAGTCAACAACACATGTTGCAGAGCGTTCGCTCCAGCCTCGCGATGTCGTCGAGAATATGCTCCCGTTCGCGGCCGTCTTCGTACCGCAGGCGCTCGCGGAGGTCTTTGACTTCCCGCTCGAGCTGATCCGCGAGCTGGGCGTCGTCGTGACGCCAAGGACGACCCCATCGTGTCTGCATCTGCTCTTGCATGTCGCCTCCTAGTCGATTTCGGCAAAGACGTCGTCGCCGAACTCGTTGACCCCATAGGCATAAGCCTGGTGTACGGCTGCACCGTGAGCAAGTGCCAACTTGCGTGCCGATCGGACGGCGGGTTCGAGCTTTTTGCGGATAACATGCGTTTCTAGATCGACAACGTTAGATGCAGTGCCGGAAGTCGATGGCCGCTTCCACACGGGTCTGGTGACGGCGTAAGTCGCTAGGCTGCGCACGTAGCGCGTCATGCGTTCCTGCTGTTTCGGCGAGTACCCTTTGAATGCTTCGATGGCCCACATCGCGAGCACCATCTCGTCGAGTTCTTCTTCCATTGTCGTTCTCCCCGCCGATCTCCCGTGTCGGCTACAGACATTGTGGTATCCGCCGGCGCAGGATCAAAATCGGCCGACGGAGCGGGCAGAGGGAGCGGAAGTCGTGGAGGGCATCTCGTCCGGCAAGATGTCGTCGAGCGCGTTATTGAAGAGTTCGACGATGTGCGGCTCCGGAACCGAGTTGCGGGGGCCTTGGAACTGCCGAACGACCACAGTTGGAACGTCGTCAACAAGCCGCGGCGATGTCGCTACCGTCGCCCAAGGTTGTCCGTCAGCGTCGCGGATCGAATAGAAGTGGAAACCCGGATGTCCGAGATTTGCGTCATATGCACCGTGACCGATGCAGTGGCGCATCCGGGCGCTCTCGACGTCCAACGCGTCGGGAGTCAGAAGCTCGACAACGGTGTAGCCAGCGCCGAGGTCAACGACGTGGCGCTCGTCAGCGCGAGTGAGGTCTTTTAATGTCTTGCGCGGAGAGTGACGGCCGCGCATGGCTTTTTGCGACTCGTTGTAGAGAGCCTCGACCGTTCCGCACTTCATGAGCTTGAGCGGCCGCCCCTGGTCATCGACGCGAAGGAGCCAGGCGTGATGCTCCGCGCCCGCGAGCAGGAGCCAGTCAATGATCTCGACCAGCTCATACTGATATTGCCCGAGAAATGCATCCGTCCGTAGAAGCCAGCGCTGCATGATGTCCTCGAAGCGCCCCAGGTCGCGACAGGGCAACGGTGCACCGTTGCCAGCGGCGATATCTCGGTCAACCTGACGTGACCACTTCACAAAGAGACGGCCGACCGACTCTGAGATGAGTTCCGGAACGGTGCGGTTGACCATGCGCATGGGCTCAGCGTCCAGTTCGCGGAGCAGGACCTTGAGACCGATCTTTTCGTCGTCAGTGTATTTCATCGCGCTCACTCCCTGATCCGCCGTCGACATAGTCTTTGATGGGAATGATGTCCGGGCCTCATGCATGAAAAAAGCCGCCCTGAGGCGGCTCAGTTGGTCATGTGGTAAAGGAGGGGCTCAGGCGGCTCTCTGCTCGGCAGCTACGATCTTGTCATAAGCTTCACAGCCGCGTACCGATCCGAATTGCACTGTCCACCACGCATCCACCGCCGCCCTCCGATTGTCGGAGGTCTCTTTCTCGGTAATTCCAGCGTTTCGGATTGCGGCGGCGAATCCGTGTTCAGCGCTTAAGTCAGCCATGACCTGATCGAATGTCTGGAAACCGCAGCCCGTTACGTTAAGCTGCTCGTAGAACGACTTTATGAAGTGAAAATCGAGCAATTCGGTTGCCGACGCTGTGTCGTATATGCGAGTTCTACGATTGTTCTCTAAGCTGACGAACACGGGCTTCAACTCTTGTTGTCTGCGATTGATATGCCCGAAAATCACCGCCGATGATTTTGTGTTCTTCAGTATTTCTGCAAGCGTCTTCATTGTAGTTCCCCAGTTAGAGCGGATGTGCTCTTAACAATAAGGGTTGCTTCATCGGCGGAATGAAGCAACCCCTTTGTATATTTTTCTGTATATTTATTTTCTATCGTCAGAAGCGAGGCTTGTACGCCGGAACTTCATGCCTTGGCGTCTCGATGATTTTCTCGAGAAGCCTCGGTCTATAGTCCGGGCGGCGGACTTCGCGGATAACGTTGTTCCTCAGTTCCTCGTAAACGTTCGACCAGATGATGCCGATGTCAGTCCAGGCCTGAAACATCGTCTTGCCCGTCCGTCGGGCCGCACCATCCTTTTCCCAGTTCGCTTCAAGGCGCGCCATGACGATCCAACGCAGGGCCTCGGGGTCTTCCTGGCAGACCGACATCGGAATGCCACGCTGCGCACACACCCGTGCTACTTCCTTGGCGACGACGTCGCAGTTGAGTTCGGCCGGCCAAAGCTCGGTGTGGACGAGATCAGCGAGATGTTTGACGCGGAGGTCAGAAGCGGGCTGCATGAGGACTGCAAGGAGCTTCTGCGCCGCCGAGGTGGACTTCGGCTGTATGTAGCCGTGGAAATCCGGCAGGCCTTTGATCAGTGACGGGATGCGTCTTGAGACGGTCGGCTCTGTAGTCCTAGCCAAGGGACCATTGGCGCATCCGATATCGAGATCGAAGTTTGTCCGGATGCCTCCGGTTGTCGCTTGGACGCGCCACCGGTTCACGGACTCGCCGTACTCCATGGGCATTTCCCGCGGCTCCCGTGACAGGTCTTTTATGTTGATGCCTTGAAGCGCCAGGCGCGGAGCGATGGTCTTGAACGCGGTCTGGATTTCCCTGTTCGAGACGTGCCGGATAGCGACGATATCGGCGTCTTCGGTTTCGCGGAGCTTGGCATCAAACGCCAGGCCACCGACGACCACGTACGGCGGCAGGTGTGGCTTGAGTGCCTGCAGGACGCTCTTGGCGGCGTGTGCGGTGGCGGTCTTGGTCGTGTCGAGGCCGTATGCGCGGCTAGCCTGCTTGAGCTTGTCGCCGAGCGCAGCGTCGGAAATCGTGAAATGTGCCATGTGATGTCTCCCCAGACGTTTCTGAGGACGACCATGTCCGCCGGCCATGCAAGCGACAAAACTACGGCCCCGATCTCGCTGACTGGATGCGTTCCAACTCCCTGCCGAACGACGCTGACGTCAATCTCGCCGTCTGGGCGCGTTCCATCGTCTCCGAGAACTTGAGCCGCTTGCGGTATCTCGCCTGGTCACTGAACGCGAGGATGAGCTTGGGCTTGTTGTTGCCCCTCGGCTCGACACTGCGGACACCCTTGCGGCGGATTGGAGCCGCCACAGAGCGCCCCGGACGCTCCCAGTAACCACGGACGCCGTCGATCGTCGCGAAGAACGTGCCGGGTTCATTCCCGGACTTCGTGACCCACTTCAGGGGCTTCAATTTCATTCCCGCGCGCGCACGGGCTTTATCGGTGGTCGCCTCGTTACGTAACGCGCGCACGGCAGCGCGACGTCCGGCGAGCGTCAGTCTCTTCGTCTTCTCGGTCTTCGCGGCCTTGGCGACCTTTTTCAGGGTACCGCGCTTGATGCCGCCGTATTGGTCGGTGTTCTCCGGTGCAGCGCCGACGGCGACGTCATACCTGGTCGCGCCGACGTCTCCCTTTCGACGGATGCCGCCGTCGATCTGATATTGGAGGACGGCAGCCTGTTGCGGTTTGGCCTTGAGAACGGCGACCATTCGAGCGCCGTCGGCGGGTTTTGCCTTGTCGACCTGCCACGCCTTGTCCACGGTCCACTCGCGCGGCCGGTCGAAGACACGTCTGGACTCGGCGATGATGCCGCGACGTCCTTCGAAGGCTGCCGACGTCAACGTCGCGGCGGCCGCCTTGAGGAGGTCTGCCTCGACGGCGGCAAACTGTCTGCGGAGAGATGCCAGGTCAGCGCTCATGTGTCAGCTCCTCGCGTCGAGACGGTTGCGGAGAACGTCGATCTGGGACTGTAGATCGTCGCGTTCGTAGGCTGCGGCCTGAAGGGCGTCGCGGACCCACGTCAGGAGGCTGCCGGAACCGATGTACTCGTCGTGGAGCGACTGTGTCCCAAACACCTTCGAAGCCAAGCTCTGGGACGAAGTCTCGAACGACCACGCGGTGCCTCCGAGAAGCATCTGCAGAAGACTGCGATTGGCCGTGCGCACCCCTTGCTCGTCCCCCTCGAGGACGCGCTGGATGAATGGCTTCGTCTCTAGGTCGAAATCGACGATGCCGTAAGCACCGTAGGTTCGTGTGATGATCGATGCGTCGTAGTTCAGCAGCCAAAAATCGGAATCCGGGCGTGTGTATGTGATCGGGTCTTCGCTGTTCGCAACGGAGCCCTTCATCGTCAGCTCGTAGAGGCGGTTGAGGCCCGCGATGACGGCTGTGAGGTCGCCACCGTCACCGGGTGCCACGTTCTTGAGCTTCTCTTCTACGAGATGAAGGCGTGTGGCGACCGACTGGGAATCGTACAGTTTGGTCGTCGTCGTCATCAGCGTCTCCTCAATCCGGTCACGCGCCTGTCACGCTTCCCGACCTCGGTGGGCGAGGGGGTCACGGTCTTGTCTGAGGTCTTTACGGACTTGGCACCCTCGGCGGGCTTGGTCTTGTCGGTCATCGTCGGCGTCTCTGTTTACTGCCGACCAGAATACCGCAGGGACAAGCGTGACGGTGTACGCCGGCGAAAACGGGACAGAACCGTCACTACGTGCTTTCACCCGGAATCGATTCAAAAAAACGAAGTAATGGGGAGAAGACAGCGAAAATCACTATCGGAAAACGATGCGCAGCGCGTCACCTAGACGACGTAGAACCAGAGCCGTTGACGAGCGGAATGAGAGACTCGACATCGGTACGTCTCACCCGACGACGGACCATGCGTTCCGCTTCGACGACAGAAGAACCTCGAGACACCAGGTATCTCACCGCCATCTTTTCCAGAGCTGTCACCCGCGTCCGGTCGCGCTCGGACTGCTTGACCTCGGCCGTATGCGCGTACAGGGCGACCGCGACGGCGAGGGCGGTGTCTACCGCATCCGTCTCCGGCCGCTTCACTGCCCGAAGCCGCTTGCGCCATTCCCTAGTACGCAGAGTGCTGTCTGCACCGTTGTTCTTCCTCGGCATATCCGTCTCCCATCGTCACTACGTGTCGTCACTACGGGACGATAGGCGGCAGCGATGCATGAGACAAAACGGCGGCCGAGAGACCCAGCCGCCGAAATCAGTTCAATGTGAGAATGGGACACGGACGTCCCATGTTTAAATCAGAGCAAATCGCAGGCGCTGCATGCGCTCTTCCCGTGTCATGTCCGGATATCGCAGGTACTTGGGCTTGAGGCTCCTGCTGACGCATTCTCCACGGATAGACATGGGAGCGCCGATCTGGTGCCGGAACACCTGGGCGAGCATTGCCTCGATCTCGTCGGCGACAGGCCCACCCCTCTGTAAAAGCATCATCGCGACGTCGGCGAGCGCCTGGCGTGTCGTGTCTGCGTCACGGATGACAGAGGCGGTTTCTTCGGCCTTCGCTTTACGCTGCCGACGGCGTTCGGCTTGTTCGGCCGATTTCCGTGCGCGACGCTCGTCGTCGGTCTCTCCGGTGCGGTCTTGCCTCTTTGGCCGACCAGGACGTTTCCTCGTCGCCGCCGGTTCTCCGATGAGTTCTTCGAGCATCGTGATCTCTAGTGCCTTGGCTGCCATGTTCATCTCCCCGTCGGCGTCCAATATGGAGATCATGCTTGTCGGCGGAACTTCGCACAATTCAAAAGTTACATGTAACTGAAATAATTATGGCTACATGTAACTTACGATTTTAAGGCGATATCTGTGGAGGGAGCGCAAGAAATGGAAAAGGGGCGACGCCGGAAGTCACCCCTTTTCAGAGCAGGACGGCCGGGATGGCGTCTTGCTTTACCCTTCGAGTCTGACCGTCGGCGGCGCATAAAGCAAGTATCTCAACCGGTTAATATCAGAGCGTCAAATCTGACCGCACAGCACCGTTTCTGGTTTCAGATGTGTCTGCATACCTTCGCGAGCGTTATCGGTGCTGTACGTCGATCCCTGCCTCGATTTTGATGCCTTGCGGTTAGCGGCGACAGTCTTTCCCAGTTCCCATGCAGCTAGACGTTCATCACGAGCGCGACGAAGGAACTCCGGAGCCGGACGACGAACGACTGGACGATACGGTTCATGGTCAGAGGCCGAGGCAACGTTAGAGACAAGACGAACACCAGGTAGAATCCAAGAAGGCTGCGACGAAGAAGAAGAAGAATCGAGATTCTCCTTAGACGTCGAACCCAGAAGAGAGGTCCCACCAACGACCACACCAACAAGAACTATCCCGTTTGTAGTCTATATTCGCGTAAGCCTCTGTTCTCGTTGCCGTATTCGCCACGGTCGACTTGACGATCTTCTCACGGTTTTCGACCTTCCCCATCACGCGCTCGAATGCGTCTTTCATGACCTGAATGAGGGCTTCCTTATGGCTCTCCGGAACGATGAAGCTATCGTGAACCGGGAGTACTGGAATGCCGCGCTTGACCGTCATTTCCGTCAGCACGATCTCCGCCATTCTTGCGTCCAGTCCCTGTAGCCTGATGCCGACGTTCGAGTGGAAGTAGCTCTCGACTCCGCGGTGACGTCTCTTGATCGCTTCGATGACGGCCTCGGCCGTGCGGAAGTCGCCGTCCAGTTCCTTGGCGACCGCGCCCGACGCTGACTTGTAGCACGAGGCATTGATAAGGATGTTAAAGGCAGCCTTACACAGACCTCGGTCGTATCCCGGGATGTCGTATGCGTCGCCGACCAGTTCGACGCCCGCCTCTAGGTATATGATCCGCGGGTGTATTTGGGAGTAATCGATTTCCTCGGTCCGCTCGCCGTTCAGGAGAAAGTATTGGCGGTCATCGGACTTCACACCTTGCCACCACCCGCCATAGAACCGGCCGCCCAACGTCCATCCTCCATTGTAGACACGGTACAGCGTCTTGAGCGCCGGATACATCACGTGATTGCCTTTACGTAGCCACGGGCCGTCTTCAACGATGCCCTCGGCGGCAAGGACGATCTCGGTGGCCTCGAGGACTTTGTTGACCTTACGGACTAGGTTCCTGACGTCGTGTACGCGCCCGGACTCTTTGTACGGCACGACATTGCCGTCCTTATCCTTCATCACGATCTCGGGACGGTTCGGGGACAGCACGATCGGCTGCAGGAGCATCGACAGGGACGGATGGGGTGTGAATGACGATTGCCTGCCGCGAGGTCCGGGCGGACGTCTCTTGTGGTTAACGATGTAGCCGAGGCTGTCGAGCGTATCGATCGCTGCCGTGACGTTCGCCAGATTGACGCCCTTGGGCAGATACTGACGTCGGTTTTTATAGAAGGCGTCAGTCCGGGAGTATGAGATGCTCCTGCCCGGATACATCTTTGCCGACATGACGATATTGGCCGCGACCAGGCGCAGAACGGCGCTGCCGATCTTTGACTGCATCGCTGGTAGCTTGAGTACGTCGGCGAGGGCGTTATCGACCATCTCACACCGAAAGCCGAGCGGCATGTCGCGCGTCGGGTCCTCGAGCCAGTGGTCATCGTAGCCGTGCATCGATGACGTCTTATGAGACGTATCGGTGTCTTGTATTTTATCGAAATCAAGCAT